CCCAATGGCGGGACTTGGTCGGCGTTTGGCGGCATGCTGATGACCGAGACCATCAACGAGGTCCGGGTAAGCGCCAGCACTACGACCAATGACGCCTGCACGATCAATGTCGACAAGGTTTTTGCCTTTGCAGCCACACCCACGCGTGGGGCGGTCATGTTCGGCTTCGATCGCTATGAAGATGCCTCGCTGCCCACGATCGCACTGCCATTGGCGCGGAAATACGGCATTACCTGCTATGCGGCGGGGGACAGCAACAAGATTGTCGGGTTTGGGGCTAATTGGGCGAGCGTTAAGCAGCTTTGCGATGCTGGCTGGCCAATTTTAAGCCAAGGGCCGGATCACAAGGATTATGTTGCGGCCGGCGCAACCCAGTTGACCACCGACGTTGCCATTTCCCGTGCAGCGTTTGCTGCCGCTGGACTTGGGAACGCGCTGGATTATTTTGCCTATCCCCTGTCATCGAACAACGCTTCCACAGATGCCGCCCTGATCGCAGCAGGGTTCAAGATGGCATCCACTGGCATCGCGTGGAACGGGCATCCCAATGAGTTCAACCTGGGGTTCAAACTGATCGGGCAAGGCCGCGTCAATATCGGCGGATTAACGCTCACACAGGTAAAACGATTGATCGACCGGGCGGCGGTTTATGGCGTTGTCGTGGATCTGTTTACCCATGGGCTGGTGGCTGGCGGTGATGGCACAACCGCTCCCGCTGATACGCTCACCTGGTATGCCAATGATTGGGAATCCGCCGTTGCCTATGCAGCGGGTTACAGGGCGGCTGGCCGGATCGATGTGACCGATCCGGTCTCCTTCTACTCACAGCGCGGCGGCGCATGATTTCCAAGGAGATGATAAATGGCAACAGGTAATGCGAAAAGGCTCTGCGAGCTCGGCATGCCAACCGAACTGGCCAAGGAAGTCGCGGCCCAGATCACCACAGGAACCGGCATCGCAAAGCGTTTGGTCGAACTTTCCATGGTTCCGCCGCTCGCCAGCTACGTCGCTGCCGCGATCACCGCTGACGCAGCCTCGACTACCAAACTTGCCGAACTCGGGATGGTGCCAGCCCTCGGCAAGGAACTGGCGGCACAGATCGCTTCGTGAGGAGAGAGACATGACCAAGCCGAAACTGAACAAGCATCAGCGCGAATTTCCCTCCGAATATGAGCAGGGCCAGGCCGCTCGCTCCGGGTCAATCAGCCGCGATGACGCGCCATACGGCGAAGGCGAGCAATTGGACGCGTGGCTGGCCGGCTATGATGACGACACCGATCCGACTGGCGAGAAGGCGCGCAACGCGACCATGAACCCGGAACGCCCTGAGGCAGCGGGTCAGGTTGCCACGACCTCGGCACCCAAGAAGGGCTGATATGCCGCTGTACGATTTCCTCTGTGCTGAAGGGCATCGGTTTGAGCGGGTTGTGAAGCTCGCTGATTTCGATGCACCGCAGGCATGCGGCTGCGGTGAACCGGCCCAACGCCAGCTTTCCGCACCGCGTGTCGTGTCGGATCAGATTGCCCCCTGCCTTGGCATGGACGGCAAGATGCATGACAGCCTCGCCAGCTATCGCCGCACCCTTCGCGCGGACGGCAACCCGCAGGGCGAGAATTACATCGAACTCGGGAATGAGCGCTTGAAGCCCGTCGAGCGCAAGTTTGACCGGGCCCAGCGGCGTGAGGACATCAAGGCGGGCATCGCGGACGTAAAGGCCGGTCGCCTTCCGCCCGTCACCATCAGCCCGGTCGCAGATTAACAGGGACGCACACCATGGACGATCAGGTCGCAGATTTCACCCCGGCAAGCACCGTTATTGACGATGCGCCCTCTCCCTCCGCATCGGGTGCCGGTATCCCGCGCACGCTGGATGAGCCGACTTCCCTGCGTGACACGATCGCAGGTGTGGTGAAGGAGCAGACGGCCGAAGCGGAGAAGGCTGAGAAGTCAACGCCGGAGGTCAAAGGGCCTGACGGCAAGGCAGACGATCAGCCCAAGGATCCCAAAGAGGTCGATAAGGCCGATGAGCCGAAGGCGGAGAAGGCGCGTGACGAGCGCGGCAAGTTCGCGCCTAAGGATCCGGTTGAGCCTGACGGCAAGGCAGACGATCAGCCCAAGGACGAAGCCAGGCAGGATCAGGACCGCCGCCCGCGCCACCCCGAAGCGCCGCAGAAGTTTTTGCCGCGCGCAAAGGAGCTTTGGCCAAACGTCCCCAACGAGGTAAAGGGCGAGGTGGCGCGGCTTGTTTCGGAGCATGAGAACGAGACAAAGGCAGCGCGTGAATTTATCACTCCCCTCGTCCGCTATCACCAGATGGCGACACAGTCCGGGACGTCCCTCCCCGAGGCGCTGGACCGCTACGTCAGCATGGAAAACGCGTTGCGCTCAAACCCCACTGAGGGCTTCAAGGCGCTGCTGGCGAATATGGAGATGCAGCCGCAGCAGGCGATCAGCCATATTCTCAAGGCGTTCAATGTGGCGCCGGAAGCACTGGCCCAGCATATCGGGCAGGATGCTCGCGCCTATATCGCTCCGGAAGTTCGGCAGCAGCCCCAGCAAGACCCCCGCGTCTCTCAACTTGAACAGCAGCTTGTGCAGGAGCGTGCCGAGCGTATCCGCGACACGGTTATTCAGCCGTTTGTCGCCACCCATCCGCGTTATGCGGAGCTGGAGCAGGACATTGCGTTCTTCCTGCAATCTGGTAAGATTCCCACTAACTTGAGCCAGATAGAGCGGCTTGAGGCGGCATATGACATGGCTGCGCGGATCAATCCGGCTTCTGATGTCCCCGCCCAGGTCCAACAGGCTCCTGTAAGCGAACCCTCCGGCCGCGCTGTTTCCGACCTCGGCGGCACAAAATCCATCAAATCCGCGCCGGGGTCCATCACACCAGACATGGAGCCTGAACGCGGCGGTTCAATCCGCGACATTCTGCAAGACGAAGTTCGTCGCCGCAGGATAGCGTAAACAGGGAACAGCCCAATGCCTATCAATACCAGAATTGATATGGGCCAGACGCTCACCGCCTCCGTGGCGCGGCGTTCCAAGCAGGTCCAGGATATCGTTTACAACTCCACCCCTCTGACCGCGATCCTGAAGGACCGTGGCCGGATCAAGGAAAAGCGCGCAGGCGGCCCGGAGCTTCGCATCCCGGTCGAATTCGACAAGCTGACCGCTCAGTGGTTCACCGGCTATGACAAGATCGAGATCACTCCCAAGGAGTTGCTGAACAGCGCTTCGTGGAACTGGTCGCGGGTTGTCGCGCCCTTCTCGCTGAACGGCACCGAACTGCTCTACAACAGCGGCGAGGAAGAGGTCATCGACCTCATGGAGTTCTATCTGGACGCGGCCGAAAAGTCCGCCAAGGAGAGCTTCGAAGTCGCCATGGTCGGCGACGGCACCGCAGATGGCGGCCGGCAGATGATCGGCTTGGGCGGCGCTGTGCCGATCCTGCCCAACACCGGCACCTACGGCGGTATCGATCGCGCATCTGTCCCCAACTGGCGCACCAGCACCTTCAACATCGTCTCCGGCGATGTGGCTGGCTTCACGGCATGGGATGTGACGACCGTTCGTCAGATCATCAACCGCATCTCGCTCAACCGTTCGCGCAACGGTCGTTATGCGGATCTGCTGATCGCTGACGCGCTGTCATATGAGCCGATCGATGCTTCGTTCGTGGCGCATCAGCGGATCATGTCGGAGCGTCTGGGCAAGCTCGGCTTTTCGGGCCTCAGCTACATCACCCCTGCCGGCCCTGTCGATATCGTCGCTGCTGGCGGCATCGGGAACGTCATGCCGGCCAACACCGTGTTCGGCATCGATACGCAGGGCGCTGCGATCTACACGTTTCCCGGTCAGGACTTTGTGCCGTTCCATCCCGGCAACGGCATCCGCCCGATCAACCAGGACGCTGTGGCGCAGGGCATCGTCTGGAGCGGCCAGTTCGTTCTGGAGAACCCGCTGTTCTCCTACCGTACCCGCACCACCTCGTAAGGAGATACTGACATGCCTTCTCCGTTTCGCACGAACCCCAGCCTTGGGCCGAACCTCAGCCAGATCGTTGAGGCCGGCAAGGTCTGGTATGACAATCCGAACATCGTCAGCCCCAAGGTTGGCGACTATTCGATTGGCGACGATGGCCATACCTATGTGTTCGTCAAAGCCTCTGCTGCCATCGCTGCCGCTGCTGCGCCTGGCACTCAGGTGACGATCACCGAACCTGCAATGACGGCTGCTGCTGGTGCTGGTGGCTTCTATGCCCCCAACTCCACCACGCTGCCGGGCGGCGTGCCCATCAACGCCTATTTCTGGGCGCGCAAGGGCACTCTCTAACTGATGAGGGCGGGGGTTGACACTCCCGCCCTTTCCTCTCTTAAGCCAAGGATATTCAGATGACCCGCGTTGTGGAAATTGATGAGCGCGAAATCACGATCACCCCGTTTTTCAAAATCATCGAGGTTGAGAATATCCCCAAATCCGAGACATCCGGCTTTCCTGTCATGGAGCAGAAGGAAGTCGTTGAGGTCCGTTTCGCCGGCCAGAAGAACTATGCTCCCATTTTTCCGACCGACGCATTCTGGAAGCGTGAAGGCAACCACGTTCGGACCTATGCCGAGAGGTGGCCGGAGCAATATCGACAGTTCAAGGAAGGTTCGGCGCAGGAAGCGCTCGGCACGCCGCTCGAAATGCTGCGCAAGTTCGGCGTTACGCCCGAACAGCTTTCGCTTTGCCGTGCGCTGAAGATTTACAGCATCGAAGCGCTGCACCATCTTGAAGGCCAGTCGGTCAAATCTCTGGGCATGAACGGCAACCGCCTCAAGGATGCCGCTCGCGCCTTCATGGCTGAGCGCTTCCAGACTTCGGACGCGATGACCGAGATCGAGGCTCTGAAGGCGGAAATCGCCGCGCTAAAGGCTGGCGGCGCTGCTGCCGTGCCAGTTGAGCAGAACAGCCCTGAGGAAATCGCCGCTATCGTGCAGCAGGCCGATGATGCCTTTGCCGAATATTCCGATGTTCAGATCAAGGACGAACTGGAGAAGCTGACCGGGGCTCGCCCACGCGGCAACCCCTCCCGCGCTTCGCTGGTGTCCATGCTTGAAACGGCGATGGCGGCGTAAATGACGGTCCTGTCGGTTATGCAATCGGCGGCTCTGCGCCTGATCGGTCGCAAGCCGGCAACATTCTTCGGCGCGTCCGGAAATTTTGAGCGGGAAATCTGCGATTGGGTGAACGAGGTCGCTGCTGATGTCGCCCAATATCAGGACTGGCAAGCGCTACAGAGCATTGCCACGATCACCGGGGACGGGGCGGCGAGCGAGTTTGCTTTGCCGTCTGACTACGGACGCATGCTGCTGTCCAGCAAGGTAGACGACCTCTCTGGCTGGTTTTGGGGCTATGCCTCATTCGATGACCTCAACCAGTTCCTGAGGGCTGAGACGTTCGGCTTCAATCCTTGGCCCGGCGGCTGGATCATCTCGGGCGGAAAGCTGAAATTCTCCCCGGTCCCGATTGCCGGGCAGACGGCCACCTTCCCCTACATCAGCAAGAACTACGCCCGTGCGGCCGACACTACGCCTAAAGCTCAGTTCGACACGGATACGGATAACTTCGTACTTGACGAGCGGCTGTTGACCCTGGGGCTTGTCTGGAGGTGGCGGGAGAACAAGAAGCTCGACGCGTCGGGCGACCAGGAATCTTTTATCAAGGCGCTCGATGAATATGGAGCCAAGGACAAGGGTTCTAAACCTATCCGCCGCAGGCAGGCGCGCTGGCTGGCCGGCGTGCAGCCGGGCTGGCCCTGGGGACTCGGCTAATGGTCTACGCAAGGCGGCATACGCGCCCTAAGCCCAGAAAGTCACAGACACACAAGTTCGACGCGCCGGTCGCGGGATGGATCAGCAATCGAAGCCTCTCCGATCCCCGCTCGTTCGAGGGGCCCGGCGCTTCGATACTCGACAACTTCTTCCCCAAAGCCTCCAGCGTCAAACTGCGGCGTGGGAAGCAGCTATACGCCACTCTTGGGGATGGGACGCAGCCCGCGCTTGCCATTTTTTCCTATATGAACGGCAGCAACCAGAAGCTGTTCGCGGCCAATGAGAACACGATCTATAACATCACCTCCGTCGCCTTCCCCTATGGATGGGAGATGGTGACGGACGAGGAGGCGTTGATCGTCACTGAAAGCGGAGATTGGTTTGGCGTCACATCAACCGCCGACCTTGACGTGATGAGCGGGTTTACCGGAGGCGATTGGATCGTGGTTCAGTCCGCTACGTCCGGTGGTGTTTATCTGGTCGGGGTCAATGGCAGGGACACCGGATTCATCTATGATGGTGCGGATTTCTGGCCGCTCATCGCGGGCGGCGTTTCGATGCTTCAGGTCGATGGCGTGACAGGAGATTTCCTTGCCGGGGAAACAATAACAGGCGGGACCACTGGAGAGACCGCAACGATTTACAAAGTGACAGATGGCGGCCCCGGCGTGGTATTCCTGCACCTGACTGCCCTCTCTGGCGATTTTCAGGATAATGAGACGATTACCAGCAGCGGGACGGGATCAGGTCTTGCCAATGGCGTCAACACCGTTGCCGTTCCGGGGCCGACATTTACTGGCGGCCTGACCAGCGCCGACATGTCTTATGTCTGGATATTCAAGAACCGTGTCTGGTTCGCCCAGAAAAACAGCATGACGGCTTGGTACATGCCGATCGATGCGGTGGGCGGGGATGCTGATTTCTTCCCGTTGGGTGGGATATTCGGGCGCGGTGGCACTTTGCTGTTCGGGGCCGCATGGTCACTGGACGGGACAGCGGACGCGGGCCTGTCGGAGCAATGCATCTTCGTTTCCAGTGAAGGCGAGGTTGCGGTCTATCAGGGCACGTCGCCCGAAGAGGCTTCAACATGGAGCAAGGTGGGCACGTACCGCATCGGCCGCCCTCTTGGGCCACGGGCTCATTTTCGGGGCGGTGGTGACATCGCCATTGCAACGAGCGTGGGGCTGGTTCCGCTCTCCAAGGCGATCAACCTCGATGTCACCTCACTCGCCGTCGCGACCGTCTCGTACAAGATCGCGGACGCATGGTCCGATGCCACCCGCCTTAGAGGCATGGAAAACTGGCAGTGCGAGATATGGCCAGAACAGAAGATGGCGGTCATTGCCCCTCCCCAGATGATCGGGGGTGCCGATCCCGTGATGTTCATTTCCAATGCCGAGACAGGTGCGTGGGCCCGCTTCACCAACTGGCAGGCGCGTTGCATGGAGGTGTTTCAAGGGCAGCTATACTTCGGCGGAGAAGGTGGCCAGATATGGATTGCCAATGTTGGCGGGATGGATGACGGCGATGTTTATACTGGTGAAGTCGTGCCACTATTCGATGATCTGGGCTCGCCTGCCTCGCTCAAAATCGGAAAGATAGCGCGTGCTGTGACCCGTGCCAATGCGAGGGTGAATGGCACCGTTTGCCTGCGCTCCGATTATATCCCTGAGGGATGCCCCGCGCCCGATGCCACCACGCTTGAGGGGGGGAATAGCTGGGGCACTGGTATCTGGGGGCAATCTGTTTGGGGCGCGTCCGTCCCGTCCTTCATCAACCAGGACTGGCAGTCGGTCGGTGGAGAGGGCTACGCGCTGGCGCTTGGCTATCAGGTTTCCAGCGGCTCCATCATCCCTCTCGATGATGAGATGATCCGCATGGATTTCACCTATGAGACAGCCGAGGTAGTGACGTGATCGTCACGGATGAGCGGGTCGCCCGCTTCGTGGCGGACGGTCTGGACTTCAATCTATGCCCGCCATATTCCTGCATCGGCCTGGAGCGCGATGGCAAAATCATTTCCGGGGTGCTGTTCAACTGCTTCGAAGGCGCCAGCGTCCATGTGACCGCATATGGCCACCGTTGGACGCCAAGCATCATGAAGGCAATCGGTCGGTACGTCTATCAGCAGCTTGGATGCGAGCGGATGACACTGACCACAGAAAGCCGATGGGTTGCTTTCCTTGCCTGCAAATTGGGCGGTCAGGTCGAGGGACGACTGCGCAGTCAATTCGGCAAGGGACGCGACGGCATAATCGTCGGAATCTTGCGGGATGAATATAAATACGGTATCAAATCCACAACAAGCGCGGCTGGACGACACTCTGCGCCTACCCTGAGTAGGAAGCGCCCAGTTGAAAACGCCCAAAGCTCCTGATCCATACGAAACTGCGCAGGCTCAAAGCCAGTTCAACCAGAACACGGCTGTGCAGTCTCAGCTTCTGAACATGGTTGACCAGAGCAACCCGTATGGGTCGGTGAACTATAACCAAACCGGCACAAGTTCATTTGTGGGCGCTGACGGGAAGACCTACACCGTCCCGAAATTCAGCCAGACAACCTCGTTCACCCCTGAGGGGCAGGCGATCTTCGATAAGACGCTTACGGCCCAGAATAATATTGCTCAGATCGCGGCTGATCAGTCGGCCGCCGTGCAGGAAGCGCTTTCCAGCCCGTTCAAGTTCAACAACCAGGATGCGGCGGATTGGGCCTATGATCTGGGCGCGTCCCGCATCTTGCCACAGCAGGCTCAAGCTACGGAGGCACTACGCAGCCAGCTCATCAATTCCGGCCTTCGTCCCGGCACTGCTGCCTATGAACGCGAGATGACGCGGATGGGCCAGAATAACAGCGACCAGATGAACCAGCTTATGCTGCAAGGGCGCAGCCAGGCCTTCGATGAGGCGCTGACAACCCGCCAGCAGCCGCTCAACGAGTTCAACGCGCTCCTGTCGCAAAGCCAGTTGCAGAACCCCGGTTCGGCCTCGCCTGGCGCGCCGCAGACGAGTGTTGCGGGTGTCGATTACTCCGGGCTGGTGCAATCTAACTATCAGGCGAAACTAGCGCAGCAGAACGCGATGATGGGCGGATTGTTTGGGCTTGCTGGCGCGGGAGCTAAGGCTGCAATCGGACCTTACGGGCTATGATGAACAACTTCTCTCTCCCGCAGTCGCCATTCGACACTCGCCTAATGGGCTACGGCACGCCGGGGATCGGTGATGGGTTGCCGCAAAACCAGCCTACCGAGCCGTTCGTTTGGGGGGCTGGTGGCGCTCGCCTGACGCCAGAGCAGCTTCTGGCGCAGCAGGAGATGGCCCGCAATCAGATGCAGTCCGACTTCTCGCCTGTAGGCCACTGGACGCAAGGGCTTGGCCGGGTCGTTGATAATGCCATGGGCGCGCTGGATATGCGGCGGCTCGACAAGGCGGAGCAGGCCAACAAGGCCGAAAGCGATGCTGTGACTCAAGCGCTGCTGTCTGGCGGCGGGGGTAACGCTGCGATCATGCAGGCAATGACCAATCGCTATGTCAGCCCGGAAGTGCGCGACATGGCAGGGGTCATGTTTAAGGCACAGCAGCCAAAGCAGCGCACCCCGTTCGAGTTTGAGCAGATGCTTGAGCTTGGCGGGTATGTTCCGGGCACGCCCGAATATCAGGCCCAGGTGCGCAACATGATCACAGCGAAGAATGACCCATTCGTGACGGCTTCGTTGCCCACGGGTGATTTCTTCGCAGGTCGTCAATCTGCCTTCGGGCAGTATTTGAAGGGAGGTGATCAGGCCGTATCTGGGGCAACGCCGGGCGGTGTTGGAAGTGCCCCCCCGGCGATGCTTCCCCCTGATTTCGACTTTGGAGATGGAGGTCAGAAGCCACGCGCTTCTGGCAGCTTTCCCTGACCCGTTTGGAGCGCCCGGCAGAATGACCAGCGGGCGGCGTACTCCAAAAGGTAATAGCCTCGTAGGTGGCGTTCCTGCCAGCCATCATCTGACCGGCGACGGCGTTGACTATGCGGGAACGTCTATCGCTGCGCTCAAGGGCTATTTCGGCCCGAATGCCCGCTATCTCGACGAGGGCGACCACATCCACGTGACCCTGCCAGGATACGGCAGGGTTCCCTATTTCGGCAAACGCGGCACCACGGGGCTTAGATAATGGCAGAGACGCGCACCTATAACGGCTTCACTTATCAGCGCGCCGCGCCAGGCGAGCCGTGGCAGCTAGTCGGTCCCGCACAGGGCGAGCAGCCAACCGTCATCCGCAACCCTTGGAAGGCCAAGGAAGAAGCGCGGAAGGATGAGGATCAGGATATCCAGCGTACGCAGCTTGGCATCAGCCAGGCTGCCGAGGCGAGGCAGGGCGCGACCCTTCCCTATGATGTACGAAAGGCAGCGGCTGACGCCACAAAGGCGGAAGCGGCAGCGGCTGCGGCAGTAAAGGAGCAGTCCCTCGCGCCTAAGCCGGAAACGGCGCGTATCCAGCAGTCGATCAAGACCAGCGCCCTCATGGATGCTCTGAATACGGCACGTCGGCAGATTTCCGAAGGCTGGGCCACTGGCAACTTCGCGGGAAGCGGGCGCTTCCAGGGTGTGCCATGGGCAGGCCAGAATTCAACCAACCTAGCCGCAACCATCTCTGGCATTCAAGGCTCGATCATCAATGATACGCTAGCACAGTTAAAGGCGCAGTCTGCCAACGGCGCGTCGGGCTATGGCTCACTCACCGAAAGCGAAGCGCAGCGCTTGGCTGCGGCTGTTGGTGCACTCCAGCAGACGCAGGATGCACAGTCCCTGTTGGATAATCTGGCGCGAGTGGAGAAGCACTATCGCAGCGCGCTCGCTCTCTCATATGGTGAAGATCCACGCGACCCTCAGGTGATGCAGCGCTACGGCCTTGCTGCCCCAGAGGATGATAAAGACAAGGCCGCGCTGCCTGGCGCTATCACTCCGAAAGGAGAGGTGACGGCGGAAGGGTCAATGCAGCCTGATCCTGGCCTGCGTGGTGTCAATCTGGAAGTTGAGCGTATGATCCGCGCTGGCGCGGACGAAGCGAAGGTGCGGGGGTATCTCAACACGATCCGGCCGGGCATGGGCGATCAGGCGCAGGGGATCGGTGACGCGATTGCTTATGCGCGTCAGTACCCACGCGATCCGCTTAATATCGATCTTGAGACCGTATGGAAGCCGGCTGGCGGCCTGTCCGGAGCAATGGGAGGCGCGGCCCTCTACGAGCTTCCTGGCGGATTCTCCCCTGGGGCCTATGCGATCGGCGCGTCCGATCTTCTGACTGGTGGCTACCTCGATAATCTGACAGCCAATCCCACTCTCACCCGCGCAACCATGGAGGGGGTCCAGGAGAAAAATCCTTGGTCTTATACTGCAGGCCAAGTGTCGGGCGGCGTAGGCGCGGGGCTGCTTGGCGAGGCTGCGTTGGCTCGTGCTGGACTTACCGGGCTATCCCAAATGCGCGCTGGGGATGCCCTGCTTGGCGCTTACTACGGTTCCGGCACCGCGGATGATGGCGGCATAGTCGATCGCGTTGCCGGTGGGGGCGGTGGTGTGATTGAAGGGCTACTCGGGGGGGCGGCGGGACGCACCCTATCTCGTGCCGGAGGCCGTGCGCTTTCCGGCGTTCGCGACATGAATACTCGCGTTCTCGATAGCGCCGGAGTGCCCATGACGGTCGGGCAGATGCTCGGCGGCGGCGTCAAGCGCTTTGAAGACCGCATCGCCGGCCTTCCCTTGGTAGGGGATCAAATCGCGGCCCGGAGGCGCGAGGGCATCGAGGGCTTCGATCGCGCTGCTATGTCGGAAGCCCTTGCCCCTATCGGTGGAACGGTCAACGGGCAGATTGGTGAATCTGGAGTGCAGAATGCGCACGACCAGATCAGCGCTGCTTATCGGAGCGCCTTGGGTGGTTCGCAGGTGTTCCCTGATGCGCAATTCACGAATGACCTATCCGATGCCGCCCGACAAGTTGGCGACATTCCCCGAGTGGGGCCGGAGGTATCGGACTCCATCGCTGCTATTCTGAGCAGGGATTATGTCAGCCCTAATGGGGGCCTCACTGGCGAGAACCTTCAGCCCATCCTTCAGGAGTTGCGTGGCCTTCGCTCTGGTTATGCCAACGATCCTCTTGGCAATCGCGTGGGCGAAGGCGTCCGCTCGGTTGAGGACGCGCTGGCAGGAGTGTTTGACCGTCAGGCTCCTGACGTGATGCCAGCCTTCAATGCGGCCAATGAAGCGTATCGCAATCAGTCTGTGATCGATGACGCTGTATTGAAGGCTCTAAACCAAGGCGGCACTTTTACGCCTGCTCAACTCGGTATCGCATCGCGGACGAACACAGCAAAATTCGGAGGAAAGAGGGCGGCGGCAGAGGGTGATCGACCCTTTTATGAGTTGCAAAGAGCGGGCCAGGAAATCCTGCCATCGGAAATTCCCGATAGTGGGACAGCCGGCCGTTGGCTCATCCCAGCAACTGCCTTGGGGGTGGGCAGTGGCGGCACATATGCAGCGCAGGACGCCGATGCAGAAAACCGTGCCGGGTCTAGTGCCGCCACGGGAGTGATCGCAGCGTTGCTGGCAGCCGCACCCTACTCCGCTGGCGCACGTACAGCTTTGCAGCGCGGGTTTATGGCCGAACGTCCTGAAATAATGCAGCAGATCGGGGATGTTATGATCAATCGAAACCGCATTGCAGGATTGCTTGCCGCGCCCGCAACAGTCGAGTACTTTGCGGGGCAATGAGCGGCGGTATGGTCATCTTCATCTCTTGCGCCATCAAGGGCGCAATTCTCCTATGGTGGGACGAAAGGAAGAAGCGGCGGTCATCTTGACAGCCCTTGTCTGTATGATTCGCACCTGCTAATATCCCCGTAAATCCGCGAGGCTGGCCACCACTCTTCGCTTCCTTCAATCCCAAGGAAGTGAGCCAGCCCATTGCCCCGCGCATCAGACGGTTCCTATAGCCTCCCTCCTGGCACCATAGTCAGTTCGGGCGATACCATCGAGCCGAGCCAGCACAATCCTGCCATGCAGGACATCGCGCAGGCGATGGGCAATTCGCTCGACCGAAACGGCTCTGGCGGCATGCGCGCCCCGCTCAATATGGGCGGTTACTCCGTCCAGAACGCGGGAAATGGCTCCGCTCCGAGCGATCTGGCTACGGTGGCGCAGATTGGCCTGTCGATCCCGGTCGGGGCGGTTCTGGATTTTGCCGGGGCGGTTGCTCCGGACACATTCCTCTTCGCCTATGGTCAGGCGATCAGCCGGGTTGATTATGCTGAACTGTTCACAGCGATTGGCACAGCTTATGGCGCTGGCAATGGGTCAACCACATTCAACCTACCCGATCTTCGCGGGCGCGTTGTGGCTGGCAAGGACGATATGGGAGGCACGTCCGCCAATCGCCTCACGGGCCAGACAGGGGGTGTTGACGGGGATGTTATAGGCGCGTCTGGCGGTGCCGAGACCCATACTCTGTCAACCGCTCAGATGCCGTCGCATAATCATGATGGAGCCACATCCAGCGCGGGTGGCCACAGCCACGCCATGACGCGCCCCGCTAACGGTGTAGGCGGCTCTGATAACCCATCGAATCCGGCTTGGAATGTCCGAACTTCGACATTTTACGGCAATCAATCCCCACTGACGGAAGCAGCCGGCGAGCATTCTCACGTCATCGCATCTGCGGGTGGTGGGCAGGCCCACAATAACGTGCAGCCCACCACCGTCCTGAACAAGATCATCAAGGCAAGGAGCGCCTGATGGCCGATCCCATCCCAATCCGTCCAAAAGACCTGCCGTCAGCCCCTTCAGTCCCGGCTGATGTCGCGATCATGCTGGACAACGGGTCCGTTGTGCAGAAGGCAACCCCGGCCCAAATCGCGGATACCGCGCGCCCCTATGCCAGCAAGACCGACGCCGAGACGGGGACCGATAACGCCAAGGTGATGACCGCTCTGCGCGTCAAGCAGGCATTGGATTCGCAGGCCATCGGCAAGGCTATGGCTGCTGCTGTAGGCGTAGCTGGAGATGCCTCCAACATGGGCACCACCCCCGGCTCTATCCTCTCCGACAATGCCACCGCCAAACAGTGGTTCCAAGAGAGCGAAGCGGCGATTGAGGATAGAGTGAAGGCTGCTGATCTCGCCTCCGACGCAGCGACAAGTGGCAAGGGACTCAATGCCATCGGCAACGGCACAGACATCGTGCTTGGTTCGGCCGTGGCGAAAGAAGATGTGCCGCAGGGCAACCCATACGCACCAACCTTTACCAAACTGTCCGCAAAGCTGTTTGGTGACGACGAAGTTCTGGACGGTTCTCGCGGCTTCACCTTCATGGCGGGGGTGGACAATAAAGGGCAGGCTGGCACCGACAATGTCGATGACATGGCTGCGGGTTATTTCGGCGCAGAGGGCACGGCCTACACCTCGGGTGATGCGAACACGGTGCGCAAGCCCATCTGGGCGATCAACACCGTCACCTTCCTGCACTCCGGTTCTGGCACCTATAACGCGCGCGGCATCGAAACGGATTTTGTTAATTCGTTACGCAATATCGGTTCAGGTGACGGCGCAGGCTACACCAGTGAAGTCGCGGCGGTTGGCATAGAGATATTCCACAGCGGGCCTTATCAGTCCACCGCAGGCATGCTTGTGAATGTAGGCTCAGACGGTTCTGTGCCATTCTATCGCGCCTACGCGGTCGCTCCTGGCGCTGCGTCACAGGCGGCATTCGCCGACTATTCAGATGCCGCCTACAGTTATGATAGCCGTGGGTCGCACGCTTATGGCCTGCATTTCGTCGGAACCTATAGCTACAACGTGCTGAATGGCCCCCTGCGCGTGGGTGATACATCCAACCCTGAAGCCGGCATTCAGTTGGATGTAGGTGGTTCTGGAAATGCCAAGGTGCGCGGCTTTCTGAACGTTGTTGGCGCGACAAATCTCGAAGGTGCGCTTGGCGTCAAGCTAGACGGCACACTTAAAGCCGTCAGCGTCGGCGCAGCGGACAGCGGCGGTTCGGGCTACAAAGTCCTGCGGGTGGCAAACTAATGGCTGGCCTCATCAACACCGCCCCTGGCTACATGGCGCAGATGGTCGGCCAACTCATGATCGAGAAGGCGGAACTGCTGGGCCGTATCGATAAGCTGGAAGCGGAGATCGAGCAGTTGAAGGCGCCAAAGCCTGAGTCAGAACCGGCAATGGCTGGCGACGATCTGCACCGATGACCACGCAAGCCACAACAGCGGAAACGCCCATGAGCGGGGAAAACCGCAAATGATGAACACAGAAGCAGCGGGGTCGCGCGTGAGTGGAATAGATTGGTTGGGCGCGGACGGGGGAAGCCTCGCCGCCGCTTTCGCTGCTGGATGCGTGGCGACATGGGGCTTTATCCAGACGGTGCTGGTTGGGCCGCTCAAGAAGCAGATCAGAGAACTCAAGGACGAGTGCGAGAAGCGAGACGAGCGATCGGCACAGCGCATCAACCAGCTTGAGACGCTGCTGCTCCTGCACGGATCCGGGGAACTTCGACAACAGTTGCAGGCCGCTCTTTCGGAAGACAGGGTGCTAGGGGGTAAGGCATGATCGAGCGTTTCAAGGCACGACTGATCGAAGATTGGCGCAAGGCATATAAGCTGTGGTCGGTGCGGCTATCGCTTCTCGGAGGCGCACTCATGGCGGCGTGGCCTACGATTCCTCAGGATATTCGGGACGACATACCGGGCCAACGGTGGATCGCCTGCGGTATGTTCGCGCTGGTGATCCTGAGCCGGCTGGTATCCCAAGGGGGCAGCAATGCCGGTAAGTAAGAAACAGCAAGCAGCAGGCGGGATCGCGGCGGCTCTGGTGCTGGCTGTCCCGCTTATCGCGAGATGGGAAGGCAAGCGGAATGATCCCTATCTTGACATCGTGAAAGTGCCAACTGTCTGTTATGGTGAAACCCGCGTCGAGATGCGGCACTATTCCGACGCGGAATGCAATGATATGCTCAAGGGCGCCGTGAAAGGTTTTGCCGAGCCGGTAGCCCGCTGCACACCCATGATCGCGGACAGGCCCTATCAGTTGGCCGCAGCAACCTCACTGGCCTACAATATCGGGGTCGGCGCCTATTGCCGCTCTACCGCTGATCGTTTGTTCGACCGCGGCGATCTGAAGGGTGGATGCAAGGCTATCACCAGATGGAACAGTGCAGGTGGGCGCGTCGTGCAGGGTCTCGTGAACAGGCGCGCGGCCGAATATCGCCTGTGCGTGACGGGCTTGTGATGATCTTCTGGCTCCCCTGGCTCCCCCGGCTCATCTTCTACGGCTGCACATGGGAGGAAGAATGAACCTCGTTCCGTTCTCGCTATCGCTGCTCAAAGGGCACTGGAGGCTGATCGTCGGCGCTTTGCTACTCGCGGCCCTTGGCATCCAGACATTGCGCGTGGCGGGGCTAGAATCGTCCCTGAACGCAGAACGAGCCGGTAGGAAAGCCGACCACCTATCTTACGAAAATGCGCAGGCCCAAGCCGCTGTTGACGCCTATGCCGCCAAGATCCGGAAGGAAACCGAAGATGCGAAGAAAGCCGATGCCGCTGATGCCCGCTATGCTGATTTGTCTGGCCAGTATCGCGCTGCCGTCATGCGCTACCAAGCCGCTCAGCGTGCGGCCGGAAAAGCCGATCTGCCCCAATCCCCCGAAGGCCCCGCGAGCAGTGACGGACCCGGTGGATTTGCCGTCGTTCCTACAGGGTCGATACTGATCCCGCAGGCGGACGCGCTGATCTGCGCCACAAACACGGCGCGGCTTGAATCCGTCAGAGAGTGGGTGCTCAGCCTCGATCCCAATTGATCTTCATCGCCGCCAGCAGGATTGCCTGCGACGGATGCCCCTCCTCGTTCAGTGCGTCTATCACATCCTGAACCTCTTGCGGGTGCATCGGGTATCCGGCCTCGATCTGCTTCACGATGGCGTGATATTCCTGCATGGCAGGGTCATTGTCGCGGCGGTAGATTTCGGTCTGGTCCATGGCTCATGTTCGCGTATTGTTCTCGATTCGGTCAAGCCAGGAAGAGTGACGCTATCCCCTGCCCTATCGCCAGCAATGTCAGCCCAGAGATCAGCGCGAACTCGATCCGAACCGGCCAACGGCTTTCCCGGTTCCGGTTCACGAGATCGTCGTGCCGATCCTTCCAGCGGTAGCGGTAGCGGCTCATTACTCCCTCGATCTACTTCCGCGTTTCTTTGCACACGTTGATGCCGTCCAAATCGGCACGCGGCTCGCACTTGTAACCGCATTCGTAGTCGCCGCCATCAGGGTCGGGAAGCGTGCGAAGCCGGTAAATCGCCGCTGATTGGCAAAGTTCGAACGTCTTGAACCCCGCGATTTCCTCATGGACCGTGAGATCATTTCGGTTTGGATAAACAAACGCATCCCATTGATCGGGGCGCTGGTCGCAGCCAGCTACCGTCATAATTCCACACAAGGCCGCGAGGAGGTTGAGCTTTTGCCTCACCGGCAATCCGCCTCCAGCAGCCCGCCGTTGTCCCACTTCGCCACATAGACCGCCTGCCCGCGTCGGATCTGCTCACAGGCGACGTTCCGCCCGCCGACATAGACCTGAGCGAGCGTGCGGCCATAGCGGTCCTGCCCGACGCGCTGGACGCTGATCCTGCCGCCCATCATTGCTTCCAGGCTGCGCTTGCTGGCCTGCCCATCGCCAGGCGCGCACACCCTGCCCTGTCGGCAACCGTGGATCTCCGGCGCGTCGATACCGAGCAGGCGGATGCGTTCGTCGCCAGCGCGGATGGTGTCGCCGTCGATGACGGTCACAGCGGCGGCGAGGAGGAGGGCCGCGATCATAAGTGGGGGGCGCCTTTCGCCGATTCATCCAATGCCCACATGGAAAACTGAATAGACCTCTGTAGCTGCTCGTCACGGGCTTTGGATGCCGCGCCTGTCGCCCAGATACCGACCGCGCTCAGTGCGCCGCCGACTATCCCCAGCCATGCAATCGCCGCGTTCGCGCTGTCGAAAAGGGCAATGGCACCGGCAGCGACAGCCAGCAGCGCGCCCGCGCCCGGTGCCCATAGCGATACCGGATCGGCAAAGCGTTCGAGTTTCCGTAGCATGTTCACCCCCTAAGCGGCGAACTTATTGGCCTGATTCCCCCATACCGTCCAGCCCTCGCGCCCCTGCCGCCCGAAGATGTCGATGTACGGCCCGTCCCATAGCTCCTCGATGTCGGAATAGATCTGATCCGGCTTGCGGCTATGCTCCCGCACCGGCGCGACGATCAGATTCCGCACCGACTTCGACCGCTCCTTGGGGTTCCCCATCTTCCCCACGATCCAGAACTCTGCCGCGTTCCGATAGACATAGCCGGTGCCGAACGCCCATTTCTTGCCGGTGCTGCTCTGCTTCGCCCAGGGCCCACCGGTGCAATAGCGATAGCCATAGTGCGCCAGCAGCTCGATCGCCTGCGGCATCATGGAGAAGACGCCCCACATGACCATGACGCTGTCGGGCATGGCGAGGTGGCCGACCGGCAGTTCCTTCAGTTGCTCGAGAGTCATGCAGTCATAGTGCGCCTGGGGGGATTTCTCGTATCCCTTGGGGGTCCGCATCTCATAGGCCCACGGCGGATCGATGTGGATCACGCGCTGGCTGAACATCGGGATGTTCCCGAACGGCCATGTCATGCGGCACATCCGGCAACGGTCGAAACCACATTGCTTTGCGGCGCAGCGAACGAGATAGGTAGAGCATAGCGCCTCCGCTTTTTACTGAGGCACTCTGATAGGCTTGGAATGGTTGCCCGGAAGAATTGTCCGGATAGCTTCGCTTCATTTGACTTCTCCGCGAATCGGTGAAGCCGAATCAAATACACACGGAAACCCACTTCACGAACAGGTTGAAATAGGGTGGTGCAGCCACTGTACCGGTAGAGCGTGGCGTTGCCGATGGTGATGGGGGTCATGCGGCGCCCTTCTTGCTGATGCTGATCCGCAGCGTCGTGATGTCGAACCCACGCGCTTCCAGCTCCTCGAGAAGCGACGGCCGGTATTCATGGCCCGATCCGGGGAACTTGGCGTGCAGGGTCTTTTGATCGATCGCGTTCATGATGAGGCGGCCAGTGCACTTCATGTCGGTGCCAGCGCCCCAAACGACGCACAGATCTGGATTGTTGTAGCGGTCGATCTTGCCGTAGACGATCTTGACCTCGCCAGGTTTGGCGGTCGGCGTGCGGAAGCGCTTCATCGTGAATAGCTCCCATGGTGACCGCGCTCGCCATACTTGGCACGACGCGTGGCCCATGCCCGCGCGCGGATGTCGGAAAGTTCGGCGGGTGATTTCTGGGCTGCGCGCTTGACGTACTGGCGAGAAAAATCAGGGCCGCAATCGAGGCCAGTGCCCGGGCAGTCGGTGCCGTGGATGCAAGGGCGGGTCATGCCGCCTCCCTGAAAAAATCATATTGCGGGTCGGGCAACAGATGGTGCCACTGCTCCGCCATGGCCTCGGCGATGTTCGGATACGTCTCCGACCGGCGTCGGGCCCGATCGGGGCCGGGCGGTTCCCGATGACAGCGCGACCAAGCCTTATGCTCCTCGGTCCCTGGCTTCGGCGGCGTGAGCATGTTGGTCGGCTTCAGCTCCGGCAGGCCGATCAGCTCCAGCCCGGTATTCTTGAAGAAGGGCTCCCCGAAGAAATAGGGATGGACGAACTGCGTCCGGCCCCGCCGGGTCAGCCGGATCGCGTGGCCGTGCATGACCGGGTTCTCCACCACGCGGCGCGGGATCTGCGCCGCATCGCGCAGGCTGCGATAGAAGGCGGCGGCCTCCTCCAGCTCAGCCCAGCGTTGTTCGTTCCGCCCGTTTTCTTTCCGGCCGCC